GCCGCCTACATTGGGGTCATGGATCAGGGCAAACAGGGCACCCGATGGCGTGCGGACCACACGCTCGATGTTCTCATATTGGTCCTGCGTCAGTCCGGAATTCATGAATTTCCAGGTGGGATCGGTAGCGTTGAAATCGGTTGTGTATAAAAATCCGAAATTGTTGGTGACCACCACTATCTTGCGCGGCCCGACGGCGGCTTCTTCGTCGCTGATCTCGCCCAGGCCGAAATCGTCCAGCGGGGGCAGCTTGGGGAGTTTGGGCAGGCCCGGCAGGCCGGGGATCGAGATATAGGTGCCGTCCCCGACCGGGATGTCACCGTCCACGCTGGGCTGTTCGAAGGTCTCGTCGTCGAACATCAGGACCGGCGTGAGCGCTTCGTCGTCCAGCCAGGTGATCGAGCGCGGGACTAAGTTGCCGTCGTAGGCCACGCCACGCGGGGTATCGGCAGCGGCCACGTCGATGCTGCAGAACTGGCGCGGCCACAGGTCCATCAGGAAGTTGGCCTGCGAGAACGGGACGGTGATCTCGTAGTTCTTGTTGAGCATCCCCAGGCGCAGGCCCGCCAGCTGGTTAGACTCGGCCTGGTCGGATGCCAGCATGCCGTCCGTCACTTCGGGACGCCCGTGCATGGTCTGCACGTGGCCGGGCGCCAGGCTGTAGAGCGTCAGCACGCCGCCGCCAGCGCCCACCTGCCAGCTCGACAGGTTGACCAGCCCGACTTCGTTCACGGGCATGCGACGCGCGCTCAGGTTCTCGGACCAATCCGCTGTGGTGATCTCCATCACGGTGGGCCAGTCGCGATCCGCTTCCGGGACCATCTGCGGGTCGATCTCGACGAACAGGCGTCCATAACGGTCGCAGCCCGGGGCGGCGTAGATGAAGCGCCCGGCGATCTCGCGCACCTGGTCCCAGACGGTACTGGCCGGGGAGATGATCTCCGGCGCGTAACGCGTGTCGTCGGTCAACTTGACATCCAGCACGGACGTGACCGTGCTGCACCAGTGCAGGAGCGTGAAGAGCGCCTTATCGACCGTCATCTGTGGGATCTGGCCCCAGCCCGCGGGGGCGGCGGTAGGTGCCAACGCGCCGGTGAAGCCGGGGGTACGCGCCAGCCAGTATTGCGGGCCGTGGACGCTGAACTCGACCGTGCCTGTGTCCGCGTCCCACTGGATGGACTCGCCTGCCACGCGCCCCACGAACTTGACGTTCTCGCGGCCTTCGATCGGGCCGATGTACTGCTCTGTGTTCCCGAACCAGTCCTTCGTGAATAGGATCACCAGCGAGCGCTCGCGCAGCTCGGCGGGCGTGGCTTCGTCGTACATCTCGACCGTGAAGGTGTAGCCGCCCGCGTCATAGCTGGCGTTGGGCTTGGTCTTCAGGATGAAGGCCGTGGCGGGCATGTGATCGGCGTCGAAGACGTGGATGAAGCGGTGGGCAGTATGCGTCTCGCCGTTATCGGCGGTCACCGTCAACCAGACGTTGATGTGGCCGTTCGTGGGGTAGCTGCTTACCGTCAGGTAGGCATCGGCAGTGGTCTCGTCGGTCCAGACCCCGGCGTCCGATTCGAACAGGTAGTCGGTGATCGCGCCATCGAAGACCCACGAATTCGCGGCCTCCGCGAAGGCTACATCCACCGGGCCGTCGTCCAGCCAGATGACCGCGTCCGGGCCCATGACCGCGGCAGGTTCCCAATCTTCGTGTTGGGCGTCGTAGTCGATATCGGCGTCCGCTTTGAGCGTGCCCGAGACCGATTTCATGCGCCGCTCCCAGATGTCGTAATCGTCGGTCACGGTCAGGTAGATGGTCCCGGCCGTGTCCCATTCGATCTCGCTGGTCTCGCCGATGTAGAACGTGCTTGCAATGGGCGCTTTGCGGATGCGGCAAAAGCCCAGGTCATACGCGCCCGCGGATGTGCCCACATACAGCGTCATACCGGGCTTGACATCCCCCAGCGTGCCCGAGCCAGCCGTGAAGGCGATCTCGCTGACTTCGTCGTTGCTGGCCGGGGCGCTATCCAGCTGCGCCGTGTAGACCGTGGCAGGCTGAAAAACGGCCAGGAACTGTTTGCTCCGCTGGCCGTCTGAGCGCATGAGCGCAAGTTCAGGAGATGTCGCTGCGCGCGCCACTAACTGCCTCCGCCGATCTCTTCCAGGTCGGTGAATTCCAGGACGAAGTTGCCGAAATAGCCGGGCTGGTAGGGCTCTTCTTCCGGCCAGTGGACGGTCCCCACGAATGAGACGTAGGTATCATCCGGCATGAGCGTGGTGATGTAGACCGTGTCGCTCACGCCGGTCGGGCAGAAGACGGCCAGCTGGTCGCGCTCCTCCTGCGAGAGCACGCCGAAGATCCAGCGCGTGCGCGGCAGGCCGAACCCGCGCCGGGATCCGTTCCCCAGCCTGCGATAGACCGCATAGGGCCGGTACTCGCTCTTGCCCTTCGGGTAGGGCACCGGCGTGGCCAGCGCCGCCAGGTTCGCCAGGCTGCCTTCCGCGATGCCGATTTGATAAGCCACTACATGCCTCCTAACGCGGACTCAAGCCCCATCAGCATTTGCTGGTTGTTCTCGGACACCACCCGCCGGGCTTCGCGGATGCTCAGTCCGGTGTTGAAATTCTGGACCACGTTCATCTGCGCGCCAGCGGCCACCTGTGTGACCGGCCTGCTGAGCAATTCGGCGATGCGGTTCGCGTCCAGCGCCTTGGCCAGCCCCTGCAGGTAGCCTTCGCTGGTCATCTTCCCCAGCCAGGCGGCCTTGGTGGACGGCGAGCGCACGCCCAGCGAGCTCTGCAAGGTGGACAGGATGTTCTTGGCGATGGCCTGCACCGCCGAGAACAGCACAGACGCGCCGCTGATCAAACCGCTGGCGATGCCCTGCACGATATAGCGCCCGATCACGCTCCAATCGATCTGGAAAAGACGCAGGATGTTATCGCGCACCTGCGTGAGATAATTCAGGAAATCCTGCCAAGCCCCCTGGACAAACTTGAAGAAGCCGCCGAAGTTCTCGCTCAGGCGTTCGGTCAATGTAGACCAGCCCTCGTTCAGGTGCTGCATCGCGGCGTCGTTATCGCCCTTCAGCCAGGACGTGAAGGCCGCCCACATCGACTTCCAGAAGCCGATGGATGCCTGCAAATTGGAGCGCATCCCCAGGAAGTTGTATTCCCAGGCCACCTTCAAGAGCAACAGTTGCGCGGCCACGGCTGCCAGGATCAGGAGCAAGGGCCCCAGGGCGGCCACCATCGCGCCCAGCGAAGGAATGGTGATGCCGGTGATGGCGGTGCCCATCCCTGAAAATCCGGCGGAGATCGTTGGGAGCGTCGTCCCCAGGCCGGAGAGCAGCGGACCGATGGTGGTGAAGAAGTTGACCAGGGTTCCCAACAATGAGAGCAAGGGCCCCAGCACCGCCAGGAAAGCGCCAAATCCCAGCACGACCTTCTGCATGGCCGGTGACATGTTGTTGAACTTTTCCAAAATGCTATTCAGGGCGGTGGCTACCTGCAGGGCAATCGGAAGCAGGTTCTGGCCGAGCGTGATCAGCAGGTCATGGAATTGCGCCTGCATACTGCGCGTCTGGTTAGCCAGCCCGCCGGATGTCTCGGCGAAGTCATCGATGGCCGGGTTCAGGTTCTCGTCCAGCGCGATGGCGTTCAGGATGACCGCGCGCTGGTTGGCGGTCAGGTTCTTGGTATTGGCATCCAGCATGCCGTTGGCGATGCCGTAGGTTTTCAGGTATTCGTTGGTGATGAAGGGGAAATAACGCTGAATCGGTTCATATTGCCCGCGGATGGCGCTTTCCCAGGCGCGCGCCACATCTTCGACCTGCGCATTGTGAAAGGAAGCCAGGTCTGCGAAGTGCTTGACGGCCTGCTCGGAAAGCGAAGCCGATTCAGCGACGCTGGCTCCCCCGGCTTTGAGCGCCGCGCCGATCGATGACGCATAATCCAGGTAGGCTTCCTTGTTGATGCCTAAATTCTTGGCGGCTTTGTTCGCGTTGGCAACGATGCTATCGGACATGTCTTCGAAGACCACCACGGCCTTGTTCCTGGTCTCTTCGAAATCGCTGGCCAGCTTGATGGCGCTGCCGCCTAAAGCGACCAGCGGCAACGTCAGCCCGACCGTCAGGTTGCGGCCCAGCTTCTTTAAATCATCCCCTACCTGGTAGGCCACCTTTTGCAGATCAGCTAGACTACTGGTAGCCTGAGAGACGCCGCGACGGACGCCGCTGGCGTCGATCTCGATCTTGCCGTATGCGCTGCCAAGTAACATCTACCAGACTCCGTTCCGCACGCGCACTCTGCGCGTGGCCTTGTTCTTCAGGCTGTTGAAGCGCTGCCTGCCGTTTCTGCCAAAATCCTGACCGCTAAACGCTGACGGCTGGCCCGCATTTTTAACAGCGGCCAACTCAGCGGCCCTTCCGGCTGCCAGGCAGGCCTCGTCGAACTGAAAGGCGGCCCACTCCGTCTCGAAATCAAGCAGGCTGCTCGGTCGCAGGCTGTAGGCTTCCGCCTGGCTGTGGAAGCGTCTCAGCGTCAGCTTCGTCAGGAAAGGGGCGCACCGCCGCGACTTCCCGGTTCAGGAAGTTGAAGATGTGCATCTTATCGACGAAGGACAGCTCCGCCAGCGTGATGTGCCTGTCGTCCGGTTTCTCGCCCAGCGCCGGTTCCACCAGGCACGCCTTCACCATCTCGTTCAGGAGCTGGTTGAACTCGGACTTGTTGCGCATCATGTTCAGGATGACTTCGCTGTCGCTCTGCGCGTCGTCCGCGCCCTGGGCCTGCTTGGCATCATTGTCGAACATCATGTCGAGCAGCGTGTTCGGGATCTCGACCCCGTCCATCATGACCAAGTCCTGCAAGCTGACGTCCTTGATTGTGATCGGTAACCCGCTGGGCAGGTCGTCGATCTCGTGCAGGCGGCTGGCGCGCCACTCGGCCAGGTTCACCCGTTTGGCAGCCTGTGATTGTTTGACCTTATCGAGCTCGCTCATTACGAACCCGGCAGGTCGTCAGCGGTCTCGTTGATGACGGTGTCGTAAATGCCGTTCACGCCATCGTCCAGGGCGATGCCCTTGTAGGTCGGACCGGCGAACTCGCCATACTGCGACGTCTCTTCCGGCGCTTCCATCAGTTTGCACTTGTAGAGCAGCCGGTGGACGTCGTCATCGCCTTCGCCGAGCGATTTGCCGTAGATCTTGAAAAACGGCATCTTTTCGCCGCCGCTGGCGGTCATGCTCTTGACCTCGTTAGGCGTGGCGCCGCTGGTGGTCAGCGTGCGACCTGTGATGATGGCCTTGGCTTCCAGGCTGATGCCTGCCACTTCCATCTCCCAATCGGCGGCCAGGACGGTCGAGCCCGCGGCCTGGATCTTGTCGTCGCCGGTGGCTTCAGCGGTCTGCAAACGTTCCTTGACCATCAGCCGGTTGGCGGCGGGCAGCGCGACCTGCGTCGTGCCTGCAATGTTGGTCACCACGAGCTGGTGGAGACCGAACGAGAAACTAGGGTTGGGTGCTCCCATGTCTTACTCCTTTCGCGGTTTCCTTTTCCGCGACTTCTGGATTTCATTCGCAGGGCGCGGATCGCCCTCGACAAATGACACGATTTCCGGCATCTCCGCCGGGTCGACCAGCTCGAACTGCGGACCGGGATAGGTCACCAGCTCAGCGGCCTTTTCAAGCGGCATTTCCTGCACGTAATCATTGTGCGGGTCCCAGATGTAAGGCTGGATGATGCGCACAGTGCTCTGCCCGATATAACGAACCTTGATCAACTTTTTACTCATAATGTTCCAATCTGCGTAATCCGCGCAATCTGCGGATTAGCTTCGCAGCCTGACCACCATATAGCGCTGGATGCCCAGGCTGGCATTGCGCAGCGACTGGTCCACCTGGTTCTTGACCATGTTCTCGAACTCCACGCGCCAGGTGGAATTGCCGATCTTTTTTCCGTTCAGCAGCGTGAAGGTCAGGCCCATCGCGGCGGCAATGTTGGTGTAACCGCTGCGCTCGTAAAAATAGATATTGACCGGCGTCTGCACCGATGTGCCGATCCCCAGGTGATCGATCCCGCCGCGGCGCAGCTCGGTGCCTTCGGCCACCAGCGCGCAGGGCTTCAGCTCGTCGTTGGCGTCGAAGGCGTTCGATGTAGCCTGGCGCGAGATCTCGCCCACGTCATCCTGCGCGTACACGCCCCCGGTCAGGACCGCCAGGAGTGGCGCGCTGGCCTGCAAAACGGTCACGATATCAGCCTGAACGGTCATCGGTCTTCCGTCCTCCGTCCTAAAACCACCACCATCTCGACCTGGTCTACGATCTCCCAGCCGGGATTTACTGTCAAGAAATCTTCCACCGCCTGGCGGATATCCGGCCAGAACTTGTTGTCGAAATCATGCAAGGCCACCACATGCGCATGCGGCGCGAAATTCTTCAGGTCTTTGCGCACATATTCGTAACTGTGACCGCCGTCGATCCACAGCAGATCTATGGGCTCGTCCCATGCTTTGCCGATCTCGCGGCTGTCGCCTTCGATGATCTCCGCGCGCACGCCGAACTCTGCCAGGTTGCGTTCCATCTCTTCCCTGCTGGCCGGTCGCGCTTCGTATCCGGGCGGCGTCCAGCTGAAGTTGTCGATCGACGTGATGCGGGCTCCCGGGTTGGCAACGCCCATGACGATGGTCATACCGCCATACAGCGCGCCGATCTCGACGATATGCCCGCCAGCGGGGACCCCCTCGGCCAGCTCGGCCAGCTTCTCGCGCTCGGCCACCGACGTCCATGAAGGGACTTTCGTGAAGACCAACTCAAAATCGACTGTGCTCATAGGTTCCTCCAAAGAGCCAGGCAACCATTCTCTTCGCCGATAGTGTCCAGTGGCTCGGGTAGATTGAAAGGCGGCAGGCAGAAATTCAAGGGCCGCCAGTCGCCGTCGTTCTTGTCGTGATTCACATCTTCCTTCGGGAAGTGCGTCAATAAAAGATAGGTTGCGCCGCTGTGCCTAAAGTTGTCCAGGGCCTTGCGGATGTTCGCAAAGGACAGGTGGTTCAGCACCAATCGGCACAGGATCAGGTCGCTGCGCGGCAGGTCAGCGCTGGTGATGTCCGCAAAAAAGAAGCGCGCCCCGTATTTCTCGTTATTTTCTTCCACCACCGCTTTGATGATCTCGCAGCCGATCACTGCGATGCCGTCGAAATCGATCTTGCTCATCCAATTCCAATCGCCGCAGCCCGCATCCAAGACCGTTTCGATTTCCAATCCTTTCAACAAGCCCACCAGCTGCGAGCGCACTGCCCTGGTGCGTAGCACTTCCGAGCCGCCGCCGCTGCGCGTTTCCTTGCTGCGCCAGTAATTGGCCTTATGGATGCCCGTGAAGACCTGTTCGAGATCGACCACCTTGTAGCCCCACCGGTCAAGGAAAGAAGCGAAATTGGCATTGGCTTTGCGCTTCTGGGCGGGCGTGAATTCGGTCTTCCAGTTCTCGATGGTTCCGGCCCTGAAGGTGTAGGCTTTCTTCTGCGCGCGTTCTTCCAGTTCTTGGGCCGTTCCCAGCCCCAGCGCCGCCAGGCGCTGGTACGTTATCTGCGGGTCCCGGACATGCTCTTCATAGCGAAAGATCATTATGTTCTTCACGTCTACCCAGGGGTCGAAGCGCGCGAAGACCGGAGCCATGTTCTCGACCAGGTAATCGATCCGGTAGGACAGATCCCGCTCGGATAGGCGTTTCCCTTCGATCGTCCAGTTGAAGACGCTGGTCGGTAAATTCCCGATGAAATGCGCCATCGAGACGATGATGTCGCGCGGGTCCCGAATCAGGAAAATGACACAGTCGAATTGCTCCAGCAATTTCTCGACGCCCTCGAAGTAGGGCAGGTGCGCCTTATAGCGTCCGTCCGTTGCCAGGTCCCGGAAGCGTTTCTGGATCTCGGCCTGGCTCGGGAACAGCTTCTCGATGCCGCCGAAGACCAGCGGCAAGTTAGCCGTGCGCGCCAGGGTCATATTCTCGAACAGGTGCGTGCCAGCCTTGGGGATGGAGATCTGCAAGAGCTTCATTTCGCCTTCTCCGGGGTCACCAGCTCGTACTTGATCGTCGCCAGGTCTTCCAGGATGTACTTCCGAGTGGCCTTGTACCAGCGCGCCGCGCCGGTCACTTCCGCTTTCCCGGTGTGCGGGTCGTAGGTTTCAAGCGATCTATTGACCAGGTTGTCGCAGCACAGCATCTTCAGGAATGAGCAGTCCATCTGCTTTGCGATCTCGATGGCCATGCGCGTGGCCAGTACCTGGATATGATCGAAGCCCAGGTCTTTGAGCGCATCCACTTCGTAGCGTTCCGGGTGCTCCGGAAACCAGTTCTGTGATGGGTAGTTTGCCTGCACGATCAGCGCCACGTCCGCGAACGGTTTGACCATGTGCTTTTTATTGCCGTCCTTCTGCAGGGAGTAAATGCGGTTGGGTAGGCCCAGGGGCTGGACGGCAGCAATCGCGTCATTCAGCACGATCACCGGCCCCAGGCCGAAGTGCTCCGCGCGCAAGTAGCGCAGCGACGGGCCTTTGCCCACGATCCAGCAGGTCTCGCCGGGGTGCTTATGCCGTAACTCGTTCAACATTGCTCCTCACCACCGACCTGCCATAATTGTGAAAGATGATCCTGGCCTGCTCGCGGTGCGGATGGTTCCAGTCCACGTCCAGTTGCTTGATCTTCACCCCGCCCACCCGGAAGAGCGCGCGCATCAGTGACAGTTGCTCGTCCCATTGCTGCCATTCCCCCCAGGCTGCGCCCCAGGCCTCGAAGAAGCGCCCCACGGCCTCGTTCCTGCGGAAGAAGATCACGCCGCTGTTCAGGAAGGGCGTGGTCTTGTCGCCGCCCAGCTCCGCGATGGTGGCGTCGCGTTCCTTGATGTTGATCTCCCAGCCCGCGCGCGGCTTGTTGTAAAGTTGCCCGATCTCCAGCGGTTCACGCGCCAGCGCCATGTCGTAATCGTCCAGGGTGCGCCAGCCGCCCAGCACCTTCTTCGACAGGAACTCGGTGTCCGCGTCGATGTAGAGCGTGCGCTCGAAAGGGGTCAGCGCGAACCGTCCCGGCTTGATGCGCCCGGCCCGGAACTGGAAGTTCTGCGCGCAGCTCGGGTCGAACGGGCTTTCGCCGGTCCACTCCACAAACTGCATGCCCTTGACCGGCGTGTCGCCCACGATGCAGACCGGCACGTCCAGCCCCAGCCGTCGCAGCGAATTGACTGAACTCATCACGCCCTGCACGGCAGGCTCCCCGAAAGCCATGTAGACGATGCCCACCGATTCGCCGCGCATCGTGCGGATCTTGCGCGCTCTGGGCAGCCTGCGACCGGTGAAGACTTCGATGGCGCGCGCGGCCCGTTTCGCG